CAGCGAGTTAACCTGGCGGGTGTCCAGGGAATTACGCCCGTTGGCTCGATGACTGCGGCCATTCAGCTGCTGATCATTGGCAATGGCGTTACTGGCGACGCCAGTCAGGTTTCCGAGGAACTCGCGGTTGCGCTGTTGGGCATTGCGGACGAAGCGGGTATCGGTGACTTCACGATCTCCGATGCGTGGGCAAGGCTCGGCGACGCTGGCGGTACCTGGATTGACGGAACTGCTAGTCCCGCGGTTTGGATGCCTGTCTTAGGCAACCCCACAAGTTGGGCGAAGAAATGAGTGGCTCGGGCAGTCTAATTCACGGCATCTTCGCACGGCTCGAACTTTGCTGCCTGGTCGCCAATTGATCCAATATGCGGCCTAGTGCTCCGCCACCTTCTCGCGGGCCATCCGGTAGCGGAGCGCGGACCATTCCTTTGATTCTCGCAGGAGCCGCCGAATGAGGGCTTGACGGCCCTTCTCGAGCTCGCCGGCGCGCGGGTCCTTGGGATTGTTCGTCAGCCACCAGGTCAGGTCATTGAGCATGAAATGGGCATGCCCGATCCTGGCCCAGGCCTTTCGCTCCTGGGTCCGCATCTCGGTCGCGCGATCCGCCGCTTGCTGCAGCTGGATATTGGGGCTTCGGTTCTTGCCGTGATTGCGCCACTTCACCAGCGGCTCCGGCATGAGCTCGAGGCCGCGCTTCAAGAGCGCACGGAATGAGACGATCTGATCGATCCGGCGGGTCGGCGGATCCGGTTGCGGGAAGTCCCGGAAGAGCTCCATTCGCCATGCCAATATGGCGCCGAGCTGGGCGGGATTCCGGCCCACTCTCAAGACTTCGTCCAGCGAGGGCTTTTCTCCGGATTTGAACCTCAAGCCCTTCTCGCGGCCGACCGCATCGATCTCGATCGCGTTGCAGGCGACGGCGGCAAGGTCTTTCTCGACCATCCGGGCCAACTGCTTCTCGACCCGGTCCGGCATGAACAGGTCGTCGCCATGCCCGAGCACGACGAACTCCGTCTCGACCAGCGGCAGCAAGTCGCGCACATGGCCGATCGCGATGTTCTTGGCGTTTCGGTTGATCCGAACCTGATGCGGTCCGCGATAAGCCGCGACCGTTCGATCGATGCGAGCCAGGGTATCGTCGGTCGAGCAGTCGTCGGAGATGACGATCGTCAGCGGCGAATAGGTCTGAGCCAAGGCGCTCGCGACCGAAGCCTCGATGAAATCGGGCTGATTGTAGGCGGTCAGGAGAAAGGTCACGGGCGGCTGGCTCATGGCCGAAAGGCTACCGACAGAACTCGAACGGCTCAAAGGGAATTCCATGGCAGCACCGTCAAAGGGTTTATCACAGACAACCCCTTGGGCTCCGCGGCCCGAGGTCGGGCCGCCACGAGGTCTCCTGGGCTATCTGTCCGCCGCCATCTCGAACGGATCGAACGCGACAACGGAGACCAATCCCCGCCCTCGCAGGGGACCATTGCGGCCGCCTCCGCAGCCAGCGCGGCTTGGCGAGCTTCTCTATTTTGATCCCAATGGCTGGCAGCAATCCTCGCTCGGGCATATTGCCGTCGACATCGATGGGATAACCTATTCCTGGACACCGAAGGGGATGCACATCGAGCCGACGCTCGACTATCTCCAGCGCAACAGCTTTCGCGACGCCTACAGCTTTCCACTGCGCCTCAGCTCGAAGGAGGTGGGGCAGCTCGAGGGCTCTCTGCAGGATTATGGTCGTCACCATAAATACGACATAATCGGTGCCAATTGTACCGACCCGCTCGAAGATGGGCTTCAGCGGCTGGGCTATCCGATTGCGAGGAGCCTCTTGCCGCTGGGGCTCAGGGATAATCTCGTCTATAACGGGCTGATCGACGGCGACGGCTATCAGTTCCGTCCGGCTGACCCGGACAAGAAGCGATGGTATCCCAATGCGCCCTGGTCGCTGATGGGAGGCCCTTGATGAGGCGAGGAAAGATCATCGGCCTGACGATCCTTGGGCTCATCATTGGCTATCCGGTCTTCGGGATCGGTATGGGCATCCTCGGCCCTGGGCTATCCCTTTCCGAGATGGACTGGAACGGCGACGGGCATACCACCGTCGGGGAGATCTTTTATACCGGAAATGTGGGCGTAAGCCGGGTCGAGATCGACGGCAAACCCTGCCGCGAGGTGTATACGCTCAAGGACGGAGTGCCCGTCAAGACGCTGTGCCCCTGAGGCGAGATCGGATCGGCTTGGCTTACGCTCCGCGAATCTCGCTCCGATCCGGATAACCAGAGTCCAATTCTATTTCGTGTCGATCCGGGCGAAGGCCTGGGCCAGCCATTCGGCGCGCCGTTCGAGGAACGGCACCCGCAGCGGATCGGGCTCGCTGTCGACGACCCAGTAGGGGTTGGTGTTGATCTCCCAGACCTGGATGCGGCCCTTGCGGAAGCTGTAGTCGATGCGGCCATAGTCGATCCGCGCCAGCGCGAAGATCTCGCGCAGCTGGCTCTCATGCGGGTTCTCATCGAAATAGCGCATCTCTTCGGCCGCCGTCTCCTCAGTGACGATGGCATCGGTCGAATGCTTGACGAAGAGCTGGCGCGAAACATAAAGGTGAAACGGCTTGATCGCGTCGCCGATGCAGGTGGCTCCGTATTTGCGGACCATGCCGTTGCGGTCGCGGGTGTCGCAGAACTCGACGGCCAGCAGATGGTCGCGCGCGAGCGGCCGCTTCGCGATCGCCGCGAGCTCGTTGTCATATTGCTCCGGGCCCGCCAGGAGCTGCGAAGCCGGGCCGTCATGCTCCTCCTCGCGGCGGACGAAGATGGGATAGCGGGCGGGGCGCCGAACTTCGTCCAGGCGATAGACGTTGAACTGGTTGATGCCGGCCTCGTAAAGCGTGCGCAGCAGCTCGTAGCGGCGCAGCGCGCGGGTCGGATGGTTGAGCAGGCGATTGCCGCCCGCGGCCTCGAGCTCGCTCCACTCCTTGGCGAGGCTGCTCAGACGCGGCGGCGCCACCCGCTCGAGATCGGCAAAGATATAGGTCGCCGGCCCCGCCATGCCGCTTCGGACCTCGTTCTGATAGGTCGCGTTCTCGATCCGGGCCCGCTGGCGAGCGCCATCCACCTCGAGGAGCCTCTTGACGGGATAGGTGCCGCGCTGGGTGGTGAGAAGACGAATCATCGGGCCTGGCTCGGATTACGCCGCAGCAGCCACTCTAGGATGGAAATTGGACCGCGAGCAATGAAACGGGGACGCGCATGATCCCGGTCGGGGAGTTCACGCCGGATCAATCGGCCTTCGGCAATCCGGGCGCGACCGAGGCGAAGAACGTGATTCCGGCGGCGCAATCCTACCGGCCGCTGAAGAGCCTGACGGCCTCGGGTGCAGCGGCATCGAGCGTGAGAATCCAAGGCGGCGTGACGCTGCGCTCGACCGACCTGTCGGTGAAGTCCTATTGCGGCGACGCGACCAAGCTCTACGGATTCGACGGCTCGGCCTGGTCCGATTTCTCGCGGACCTCGGGCGGTGCCTATGCCTGCCCGACGCAAGGGATATGGCGCTTCGCCCAGTTCGGCGATGTCTGCCTGGCCGTCAACGGCTCGGACGCGGTGCAGGCGATCGCCATGGGGGCCGGCACGAACTTCGCGGCGCAATCGGGCTCGCCGCCGGCGGGCGCCCGCTATGTCTCTATCGTGCGCGATGTGGCGGTGCTGGGGCGCGACGGCTCGAATTCCAACCGGGTGAGCTGGTCGGATGTCGAAAATCTCGACTGGACGACCGGTGCGGCCGATACCCAGGACATGCCCGATGGCGGGCAGATCATGGGGCTCTTCGGCGGCGACAATCTGGTGGTGCTGCAGGAGCGCTGCATCCGGCTCGGCATCCGCACCGACTATCCCTTGACCTTCACCTTCGACAAGATCGCGCAGGACAAGGGCTGCCTCGCCGAATGGGCCTCGGCGCAGCATGAGAACCTGCTGTTCTTCCTCGCCCATGACGGGTTCTATCTCCTGGCCGGCGGGCAGCAGCTCACACCCATCGGGGCGGAGAAGGTCGATCGCTTCTTCTTCGAGCATCCCGAGCATGGGGTCGATCTCAACAACCTCCATCGCGTCACGGGCGCGGTCGATCCGGTCAACAAGCTCTACATCGTCAGCTATCCCTCGGTCGGCGGCGGCACCGGCGAGCCCGACAAGGCGCTGATCTATCACTGGCAGCTCGGGCGCTGGAGCCGGGCCGAGTTCGGCTGCGACATGCTGCTCTCGGCGATGGTCCAGTCCTCCTGGAATCTCGACAATATCGACACCCTGATCGGGAACCTCGACGCGACCAGCCTGAGCCTCGACGACCCCGCCTTTACCGGATCGGGGCGGCTGTTGCTCGCGGCCTTCACCTCGAGCCACGAGCTGGGCTTCTTCAACGGCTCCAACATGGCGGCGACGGTCGATACCGGCGAGGCGCAGTTAACCCAGGGGCGCCGTTCCTTGGTTACGGGCGTGCGGCCGCTGGTCGACGGCGCCAGCGCCTCCATCGCTTTGGGCATCCGCAACCTCTTGAGCGACAGCGTGTCGTTCGGCGCCCCGGTCCCGATGAACGACAATGGCCTTTGTCCCGCGCGCCAGGACGCGCGGTTCCATCGGGCGCGGATCGCGATCGACGCCGGCGAGAACTACGCGCATATCCTGGGCGTCGATCCGGAGTTCAAGGCGAGCGGGATACGATGACGACCTTCAAGCCGCTGCCGCCGCCGGTCGGCTCCGGCGGCGTCGAATTCATCTGGCAATATCTTCGTCGGGTCTAGGACAGGATCCGCGGCATGCTGGCCGGCAAGCTCAATTGCACGACGACGGTCACGCTGACGCAGAGCGCGACCACGACGACGTTGGCGGATGAACGGATCGGGAGAGTGTCATCATGTTCATGCCGACGACGGCTCACGCTGCGGCAGCGCTTTCCGGGCTCTATGTGTCGGCGCGGGCCGTCGGATCGGCCACGCTGACGCACGCGAGCACCGCCGATGTCGATAAAGCATTTGGCACCATCATCATCGGGTGAGGCATGGCAGCACCGCCTCGCGGACTCTTCGACATCCTCCCGCAGCGCCGGCCCGAGGTGGGCCCGCCGCGCGGGATGCTGGCCGGTAGCAACGGGCTGCTTGATCCCGCGCTCTATGGCGGCTCGACGACCGGCGCCATTCCGGCCTGGCAACGAGCGATCCGGGATTTCTCGAATTTCACCGACAACTACGCGGCCCGACCGGTTGCCGACGCGACAGCCGCAACGCTGGGGCTTCCCGGCGACGCCTATCTCGCGGCCTTGAAGCTTCTGGGCCTGCCGTTCGGGCTGCGTCCGGAAGATGCGGATCCCGGATACGGATATCATGTCCTGCCGACTTCCGGCGACTTCCAGCGGTTGTTCGCGCCGCTTTTCGCGAATACGCCGCCACCGTCGAGCTCCAGCGGACGCATCACTCAAGCGGCGCTGACGGGGGCGGCTTCGCTGCCGTTCGGCGGCGAGGGGCCATCGATCCTGTCACTCCTGCGCGAGGGAGCGGGCGCTGCTCTTCCGCAGGCGGTAGACGAAGTGACGGACGATCAGAACGTACGGCTGGCGGCCGGGTTGCTGCCGCTGCTTTGAGGCGGGGTCCATCCGACCAAGACGCTGCGGGAAATCGGCCGCATCGGCACGAGCCCGTTCAAGGCCGTAAAGCTGGACCTCGGGCGGCTCGGGGAGGGCATGGCCTATCGCAACCCGAGCGAGACGCAGGTCGATGCGCTCGGCGCCAAGGATCCTCACAACGCCAT